ATGACAAAGAAAGTTTTCGTGGTCCCGGCTGAAGGCGTCCAGGTGCGCACAGAAGACGGCTCCCGACTGATTAAGACCAAAGGTGAGCATGTTCCGCTCAATACCCATTACCGTCGTCGTATTGCCGATGGTGATTTGGTGGAACCGACCAAGGATCCGCTGACCGATCTGCAAAAGGCTCTCTCTGAGTTGGTGGAAGGCAACCCGGATCACTACACCGCTAAAGGGGAACCCTCGCTCAACCACCTCAAGGAAGTTCTTGGCCGTCAGGTCAGCCGTGAGGAAGTCTCTAACGCGCTCAAGGAAATGGGAGCTTAATCCATGATCGGCTTTGACAATATCCCGACTAATATTCGTGTGCCGATGATGGCGGTTGAATTTAATAACTCAAATGCGGTGCAAGGCCCTTCCATCATGCCTTATCGCAACCTGATCATTGCCCAGCGTCTGAATGGGATTATCCCGGCGCTGACGTTGCAACGTGTCACCAGTAAGGCTCAGGGCGATCTTTATTTTGGGCAAGGCTCAATGGCTTCTCAAATGGTCGAATTGCAGCTTCAGAATAACCCGGTTACTGAAACATGGGTGATTACGCTGGATGATGATGTTGCAGGCAACAAAGCAACCGGTGCCGTCAAGTTCGGCGGCACGATCGCGTCTGGCACGGTTTATCTTTATATTGGTGGGCGTCGCGTTAAGGTGGGTGTGTCTTTGACGGATACACTTGCAGATGTGGCCAGCCATGCCATCGATGCGATCAATGCCCGTACCGATCTTGCCGTTACGGCTGCTGTGAATGGTGGCGACACCTCTCAAGTCGATCTCACAGCCCGTCACAAAGGTGAAGCCCATAACGAACTGGACGTTCGCGTCAATTACCATGATGGCGAAATGCTGCCCGGTGGTTTGACGGCGACAATCACGGCGATGAGTGGCGGTACAGGCAACCCGGATGTAGAAGCGATCTGGGCTGTCATTGGCGATACGCATTATAACACCATGACCATGCCTTACACCGATGCGGCAAACCTCGTTTCTCTGGAAACCGAACTGGGTTCACGTTATGAGCCCACGCGTATGATCGAAGGTCAGGCATTCGCGGCCAGAAGCGGGACGCATTCTGCACTGGGGACATTTGGCGACAGTCGCAACTCTCCGCACCTTACGGTCATGCATTGCGCGGGCTCACCTTCGGCTCCTTGGGAATGGGCTGCCGCCTTGGCTGGTGTTGCATCTTATTACGGCAATATTGATCCGGCCCGTCCGTTTCAAACCTTGCCGCTCAAAGGGATCCTGCCGCCCAAAGAAAAAGACCGTTTTACGCTTACAGAAAACAACCTTCTTCTGTTTGATGGCATTTCCACATTCTCGGTAGATGCCGGTGGTGTGGTCCGGGTGCAACGCGCGATCACGACCTACAAGCTGAGTGCCAACGGCGCTGAAGACATTTCCTATCTGGATGTGAACACTCTGCTGACACTGGGCTATTTGCGCTATGACTTCCGCAACTACATGCTGCGCAAGTATCCCCGCCATAAACTCGGCAGCGATAGCCGCAACTATGGTGCCGGTCAACCGATCATGACACCGAAGCTCGGCAAGGCTGAGGCCGTTGCCCGTGCCCGGATCTGGGAAGAAATGGCCTTGGTTGAAAATATTGACCAGTTCAAACAGGACATGATCTGCGAGCGCAATAATGCTGATCCGAACCGTATGGACTGGATGTTGCCGCCGGATCTGGTCAACCAGTTCCGTGTTGGCGGTGTCCAAATCGCCTTCCTGCTCTGATTTAAGAGCCATTTGAGAACCATTTAAACGGAGTTTAAATATGTCCAATCCGAACCGCCGTGCCGGGAAAATCTTCTTCAAAGTGGATGGTGTCCAGCATGATGCAAAAGGTGGATTTACCTATAATCTGGGCAAAGGAAAGCGTGAAGGTATTGCCGGTGCCGATCGTGTCCACGGTTATAAAGAAACGGTTCAAATCCCGTTCATCGAAGGCGAAATCACCGACAGTTTCGATCTCGACCTTCAGGCTCTGCTGGAGCTTGATGGTGTTACGGTCACGCTCGAACTCGCCAATGGCAAAAACATTCTTCTGCGCGATGCTTGGTATGCTGGTGATGGCAACGGCCAAACCGAAGAAGCCAATATTCAAGTTCGTTTTGAAGGTCTGGAAGCTGAGGAGATTAAGTAAAATGGCAAAGAAAGTCACCCTGAAGCATCCGATCGAAGCCCACGGCAAAATGATCAGTGAACTGGAACTCGGTGAGCCGGATCTCGGCTGTCTTGATGATGTTGAAATCGCGGTTAACGGTTCTGGCCAAGTGAAACTCAATCTTGGCGACATTCACAAGATCGTCGCCAGCATGGCCGATATTCCGCCATCGTCTGCCAAGAAGATCAAACTGTCCGATTGCTTGGCAATGGTCGGAGAAATTCAAGGTTTTTTGCAAGAGTTCCTGTCAACTGGCGGGAACTGATGGAAGAGGTGGCTTACACCTATCATTTCCAACCTTCGGAGCTGGCCAAGATGAAAGTCAGCCAGCTCCTTAAATGGCACCGAGGTGTCAAACGGATCCAGCAAAAGGTTTCACCATGAGCAGCAACCAGCACACTCTCAAGCTCATCGTTCAGGCAATCGACAAAGTTACGGCTCCTATGCGTCAAATGGGAGCCGCGATCAATCGTGCGTCAAAGTCGACGGGACTGGATAAGCTGGGCAGTGCTGCCAAGGAAGTTGGCACCGGGTTGGTTCGCGCCGGAAAAGAAGCGTTGAAGTTTGGAGCATGGATGGCAACCGGATTAGGCGCTGCTACAGGGGCTTTATTTGGTTTGGTGAAAAGCTCTGCTTCTGCAGCTGATCAATTGGCAAAGACAGCAGATCGTCTGGGCATTGGCATTGAGAGCTTGCAGCGACTTCGATATGCAGCTGACCTCTCCGGTGTCAGCACTCAGACCTTTGATATGGCCTTACAGCGTTTCACCCGCCGTGCCGCGGAAGCGGCTTCCGGAACTGGTGTGGCTAAAGATGCTTTTAAAGGTCTTGGCATCCAGTTGAAGGATGCTAATGGCAATCTTCGCCCAACAGAAGACTTGATGGCTGAAGTCGCTGATAAGATGGCCAAGATTGAGGATCCGGCCAAGCGCGTTCGACTGGCCTTCACTTTGTTCGATAGTGAAGGTGTGAAAATGGTCAACATGCTCAAGGGCGGTGGTAAAGCCATGCGTGATGCAGGTATCGAAGCTGAGCGCCTTGGTTTAATCACGGAAGAGCAGGCCAGAGCCTCAGAAGAATTCACCGATAATATGACCAAGCTTATGGCCGTCGTTAAGCACTTTGGAATGTTACTGGCGAACGAGTTGATGCCGCATTTCGGTGAGTTCATTGTTTACCTTCGTGAGGTGGCGGTTGCCGCACGCCCTCAGATTGTTGCTGGATTTAAGAGCGTTTTTAAGGCACTCACTAATGTCGTGATATTCGCCCGAGATGCTTGGTCTCGTCTTACAGTCAATATGGCGGAGTGGAAACAGGTCTTAATGACCACGGCTCCATTTCTGATTCCGATTATTTCATCCATTTGGGAAACCGTTCGGGCGGTCGGTATGGCGGAAAGTGCCGTCAGTTTGTTGGCAACCGCACTTGGTGTGAAGTTTCTTCTGGCTATCGGCTCATTGTTCGTGCCACTGGCCAAGCTGGCCTTCGCCTTGTTTACAGTCACTTTGCGTATGACCATGTTGGCAGCCACGGGCATTAAGGCTTTGATTTCCAGTCTGGTCTCCATGTTGCCGATGCTTTCCGGCGTGATCGCGGCTACATGGGCGTGGACGGCAGCCCTGCTGGCCAACCCGTTGACATGGGTTGTTGCCGGTATTCTGGCCGCCGTTGGGGCAATCGCCGGTGCAGCCTATCTGGTCTATAAGAACTGGGATGACATCATCGGTGGGCTGAGTGATCGCTGGGAAGCTTTCTCGCAATGGATTTCTGACTCAGTTCAGGCTTTGATCGATATGATGCCGGATTGGGTGAAGGAAAAGATCGGCCTGAGCGTTTCATCAAGTGGTAGCCGTCAGCCGGTTATGGGGAGCGCCATTCCTTCAGCGTTAAGCAATCAGCAAAATCAGATCAATGGCGGCTTGCGCGTCACCTTTGACAACCTCCCGGCAGGAGCCAAGGTGCGTGACGTTAAGTCCGACACGCCGGGCTTTGGCATTGATGTGGATGCCGGTTATGCGATGGTGGGGCCGTGATGGAGACTTATGACCAGTTCGGATCGCCGGGAAGATTGCCTTTGGCAGCAATACTGACCAAAGCAAGCGAGATCGCTGCCGTTGCAATGATGCCAGTTACTTCAAAGCTGAAAAGCCAGCTTACAAAAGCTGTCCAGACGATCACAGCAAACAACGTGACGAACAGTCGTTCCAGAAGAAGTTTTTGTGTTGCTTCGTGTTTCATGGGGGCATTATAGCATGAGTGACTGGAAAGAGAAACTCCGTCCTGCTTCTTTTAGAGGTGCCGACTTTAAAATCGAAACTCACGATAGTGACATTGGTGGCCGTCGGGTCAAAACCCATGAGTATCCAGGCCGCGATGATCATTTCACCGAGGATCTCGGAGCCAAGGTCAAAATCTATAATGTTGAAGCCTATGTGATCGGGCGCGATTATATGACCGCGCGCGATCGGCTTATTGACGCTTGCAATAAGCCCGGTGCCGGATCATTGGTTCATCCCTATCTTGGTTCATTCAAGGCGTTTTGTACGGGATGTCGCCTGAAAGAAGGCTCCAACGAAGGCGGCATGGCACGTTTCACACTGACTTTTGAGGATGCCGGGAAAAACGTCTATCCTGCCGCCTCTATCAATAGTGAGACTTTGCTCGATCAGAAAGCTGACCTCGCCCATGTCGCTATCATTGACCAGTTTGTGAAGGACTTCTCGGTCAAGGGCGTTCCCGGATTTGTTGCTGATGAAGCTGGTTCCATTTTGACACAGATGGCCAGCCAGATTGATGTCAACAAGACCGTGATCGGTTCAACCGGCTTAACGAAAACAATCAGTACTTTTGCCGGATCGGTAGCAAGCCTTGTGCAGGATCCATCGACCTTGGCCAGTACGACCAGCAAACTGATCGTTTCGATGGTCCCGGATCAGACAGGTCAAAGCAGTGACCTTGATGCTTTGGAAAAGATGGTCAGTTTTGGTGCATCGCTGGCTCCTGTACCCACTGTGACGGCAACCCGCAAACGTCAAGCGTTCAATCAGTCGGCTTTGGTTTCTTTGGTCGCGCGCGCGGCTGTTACAGAGATGGCTAGAATTGCCCCGAAGATGAGTTTTGACAATCAACGTGATGCATTTGCCATGCGTGATCGGATCGGTGATCTCCTCGATGTCGAAATGGATGTGGCCAGCGAGAATTCACAAGATCAACTCTTTCGTCATCTCAGCGATCTGCGTGTTGTTGCCGTAAAAGCCCTTTCGGAAAAAGCACCTACCTTGGCGCGCGTCGTCAATGTGGTTGGCCAGATTACGGAACCGGCACTGGTGACAGCCCACCGTCTTTATCAGGATGCGTCCCGTGAGAACGATATCATCCGGCGCAACAAGCTGCGTCATCCGGGTTTCGTGCCGGGCGGGGAGACAATCGAGGTCTTGAGCGAGGTTGCCAATGCTTGATGTGCGCCTGACAGTTAATGGACAAGACTATACCGGCTGGACGGGTATTACAGCCAGCCGCTCTATTGAAACTATCTCCGGGACGTTTTCTCTGACGGCTTCCAGCGAGTGGCCGGAGTTGCAAATTTATCGTGCGCTTCGTCCAAGCGATGCCTGTGTCTTAAAAATGGAAGGGGAAACGGTCTTTACTGGGCGCATTGACGATGTGATGCCTTCCTATAGCAAGGAAGATCATTCGGTCAGCATTGCCGGTCGTGATGCCACGGGCGATCTGGTTGATTGTTCGGCTCTCCATACCCCCGCTGAATGGCATGGGTTAAAGCTGGATGAGATTGCCACCATTTTGCTCAAACCTTTTGGTCTGAAGGTTACGACCGTGACTGATCTGGGTGCAGCTTTTGATAAATTCTCTATCGACCAGGGCGAAACGGTCTTTGAGGCCATTGAGCGGATGTGCCGGATGCGCGCAGTTCTTCCGACCAGTGATGTCTATGGCAATCTGGTTTTGACTCGTGCTGGTTCAAGCCGTGCTGAAGTATCGCTTGAACGAGGACAAAACATCCTGAGTGGTTCCGGTCAGTTTAGCCATCGTGATCGCTACTCTGATTATATTGTGAAAGGTCAACAGCCAGGCACCGAGTATCTCGAACCGGCTGACATCGCACAGGTAAAAGGGACATCGACCGACAAGGCACTGGGGCGATATCGTCCCAAAGTTATTCTGGCAGAAGATGTGGCCAATACGGTACAGGCCAATGATCGGGCAAGCTGGGATGCCAGCGTTCAGGCTGCACGATCGCGCAAATGTTCCTACACGGTTCAAGGATGGCGGGAAAAGCCGGGCGGCAAACTCTGGATGCCGAACCGACTGGTTCATATCAAGGATGACTGGTTTGACATCGATATGGAAATGCTCATCACATCGGTAACCTTCAGCCGAGGTGACCAAGGGACGACAACCCAGTTGGATTGCATGCCTGTCGGGGCATTTGAATTGCGCGCCGAAGTCGAGAAAATTGATGCGGCGGGGTGGCTGCAATGAAGGAAATCATTCGTGCCTTTAACAAGCTCTCAGCCCCTCTTAAACGCCGGATCTATCTGACGGTTCGTCGGGCAACGATCACCTTGGTTAACGACGCTTTAAAAATGCAGGGGTTGCAGCTCACCGGACTTGAAGGGGAAACGCTGGACAAGGTCGAACGGATTCAGGAATACGGTTTAACCTCAAACCCTCATCCCAACGCCGAAGCGGTCGTGCTGGCTCTCTCTGGCAACACGTCACATAGTGTTGTGATCGCGGTTGATGATCGTCGCTATCGTCTTAAAGGTTTGAAAAAAGGTGAAGTCGCGCTTTATGACGATTTGGGCCAGAAGGTTCATTTAACACGCACAGGAATGATCGCTTACAGCCCGTTAAACATGCTGTTTAAAACTGATGGCGTGATGCGCTTTGATGGTGATGTGATAGAAATGCATGCGCGCACCTCATACCAGTATGATGTCCAAGGGAAAGGTTATAAGGAAACCTATACTGGCGGCATCTCGTATCACATGGACAACTTTACACAAACGCACACCTCAACATCCGAAGAACAAGGGCTGTCACAACCTGCCGTGCCTTCTCAACACCCGGAGGCAGGCTGATGGATGTGATGCTTCATTTCAATGGTGAGCTGTTAATGGGCGATGTTCGGGTTATCGGATCAGACCTTGCCCGTGACGAAAGCCTTCAGACGGCTGTTCTTCTCAGCATCTTCACCCATCGCTTGGCTGAAGAAGATGATGAACTTCCCTATGGGGAGATTGATCGGCGCGGATGGTGGGGCGATGTACTGGCTAAGATCAATGATGACCGGATCGGGTCGCGCCGTTGGGTTTACAAGCGTGAAAAACAGACGACTGAAACGGCGCGTAAAATCCGTGAAGCCGATGAAGAAGCCCTGCAATGGTTCATTGATGACGGGATCGCAGCTTCGCTGAGTGTCACAACTGAATGGGTGCGTCGGGGGTGGCTGTTTGAACGCATCCTGATCCAAAAACCCTCCGGTGAAATGATGAAACACGAATTTGAAGAACTCTGGGAGGCTGCTTAAATGCCGTTTGAACGTCCCACATTACAAGATATTTTTGATCAGATCGCTTCAGACATGCAAAGCCGTCTGGACAATGTCGATCCGAACCTGCGCCGTTCTTTCCTTAATGTTCTGTCGCGCGCGTTTTCCGGTGCTCTGCATGGGCATTACGGTTTTTTGAACTATGTCTCCGAACAGGTTTTCCCGGATTCGGCAGAAGCCGAATTTTTACGCCGTTGGGCGAAGGTTTGGGGAATTGACCCAAAACCCGCTTGGCCAGCAACAGGCACTGTGACTTTTACCGGGACAGATGGTGTGACGATTCCGGCTTCAACCATCCTTCAGCGCGGTGACGGTATCCGCTATCAAACCAGTGCAGAAGCGACGATCGTTGGCGGTAGTACAGCCGTCGCCATCGAAGCCGAGGTCGGTGGAGAAACAACCAATGCCACAAACATCGTATTGAACATGATTGAGCCCATTGCCGGGATCAATTCGACCGTTGCCCCTGCCGAGGCTGGATTGACAGGTGGGTCAGACCAGGAAAGCGATGCCTCGCTTCTCAATCGTCTCTTAAAACGTATTCAACAACCTCCTCACGGCGGGGCGGAACATGACTATGAAGCATGGGCACTGGATCAGGAAGCTCACGGCATCGCAGTGACACGCGCTTGGGTTTATCCAAAGGAACTGGGGCTTGGCACAATCACTGTCCGCTTCATGATGGATGACACTTATGAAAACGGTATTCCTCAAGCTGCGGACTTAGCAGTGGTCAAGGCACACATTGAAAGCCAGCGTCCGGTCACTGCCGATCTGTTCGTGCCAGCCTCAATCGCTCAACCCTTGAACTTTGAAATCTCGGGCCTCAATCCGGTCAGCCAGACTGTAAAGAATGCCATTAAAGCGGAATTGAAAGACCTGATCCGGCGCGAAGCTATTCCCGGTGGCTCTATCCTGATCAGCCATATCCGTGAAGCCATCTCGATCGCCGCTGGAGAGGTCGATCATGTGCTGGTTTCGCCAACTCAGGATGTAACGGTCACAACGGGTCAAATCATCACTTATGGCACAATGACGTGGAACTAGAAGATGCGGGCAAATAACGATCAATATACGACTCTGCTTCAGACACTTCTACCCCAAGGCGAAGTCTGGCCACGTGATCCAGATGCCACTTTGACAAAGCTGATTGAGAGTTTTTCAGGTGCGATGGCTAATAATCACAACCGCGCTGTTGACCTTGTCGATGAAGCGGATCCGCGCACGTCATCACAGCTTCTATCTGATTGGGAGCGTGTTTGTAATTTGCCGGATGGCTGCACCGATACAAATGCCACAACGGCACAGGAACGGCGTAATGCAGTAGTCACCCGTCTCATATCAAGAGGGGGGCAATCTCTCACCTATTTCAGAGCTGTTGCAGAGCAGCTTGGCTATCAGGTTGAGCTGAAAGAATACCGTCCTTTCACCTGTGGCCGTTCCAAATGTGGCGATAGTTTAAACGGTCCAAAGAGAAATCGTTTTATCTGGAAATGTACAGTCCTTGGACCACGCACAACAAAGTTCAAATGTGGTGCCAGTAGATGTGGAGAAAAGCTTGGCAAGATTAGTCGTGCCGAAGACCTGGAATGCAAATTTAACAAACTCAAACCAGCCCAGACAAAACTGATCTTCGGCTATTCGGGAGTATAGAAATGGAATATAAAGCCCCATTAAATGAAGTAGATCCGAACGCTTCCTATGTGGATATGAATGCTGAAACAGGAGAGGAAGGTAGCGATGTTCCTGCAGCTGCAATCGAGCACCCCCAGCGTGAAATTGTAAATGTGATTGTCGCGGCTGGCCTTGTGCCATCCGATGCAGACTTGACGCAATTGGATCAGGCTATCGATATTTTAATCGCAAATGGTCTTGCGACAGTAGGTCAGCCTGATCCAGCAACAACGGATGCAGCGGGGATCATGGAACTTGCAACTCAGGCTGAAATGGATGCCGGTGCTGGTGGCGTTGTTCCGGCAGCGGATAAAATTAAAACTTTTATTGATAACCTGTGGCCTCATCCTTTGCTGCATGTTCAGGACCAAAAGGCAGCTGGAACTGATGGAGGACAGTATGCGACCGGATCATTCCAAACTCATGATGCAAACACTGTTTTGACTAACGAAATCACCGGTGCGGCACTTGCGGCAAACCAGATCACGCTCCCTGCCGGTGAATATTTTGCGGATATTATGATCAATGGCTGGGCCACTGATGAATTTGCGACCCGTCTTTATGATGTCACAAATTCCACTGTCTTGCTCTTAGGCATGACCGACGGCCCCAATACAAACTCCAATATCACTTCCAACCACAGAAGTCCTATCCGTGGCCGTTTCACTCTTGGTGGAACCACAACAATTGAATTTCAACACCGTCAAACCGTGGCAAGCATTCCCGCTGCGTTGGGGCTTGCGCATGGATTTCAAACTGAAGTGTATCTTGACGCCGTAATTAGAAAGGTTGGCTAAAATGGGAAAGGTTTATGTGAAGCTTGCAAATAATGTTGTTGTTCAGCGGCAACCAAATTTTGCACAAGGGTTTGAAGAAGCGCCTGCTGATGTTGTATGTGGCATGATTTTGAATGACGCTGGCAGCTTTTCAGCGCCACAGAAGTCTAACTCTCAACTTATTTTTGGCATTACACGAGAAGCCGAAAGGCGGATTAGCGTTGGTATAACCGTGAATGATACGCCATTCAAATGTGATGACATCAGTATTGGACGGCTTTTCAATATGCTGCAACGTGCCGAATATGTTGAATCTAATGGGGGGCACTGGTCGCAGACGTTTATGACCAGTGCTGGTGTGGAAGTCACTCTGAACAGTTTTGAGCAAGTGCGATCCTTGTATCAAGCGACAGTAAGTTATGCGGGAGATATTTTGGATAAATCTGCTTTTCTCCAGCAAAACCCAGTTCAGAATTATAACGAGGATTTCAACTGGCCATCAGTCCCTGCTGTGAGCTTTTAATCCCCTGCTTAATTAGCAGGGGTCAGGGTGTGCAACCACCCTGAGCCGGGTGTCTAAACCACCCACGACAAAAGTCGCCCTGCCAGCCCGATCGAGCGGGGCTATCTATAGGTTTAAAATATGAAAGAAGGATTAACAGGGAGCAATCCCGTCAAGCCAGCGGCACCTTATCTGGGTGGAAAGCGCAATCTGGCCAAGGAAATCGTGCAACGTATTAATCAGATTGATCATTCCATATATGCCGAGCCTTTTGTTGGCATGGGCGGGATTTTCTTTCGTCGGGATATGATTCCCCGTTCCGAAGTGATTAATGATCTCAATCGTGAAATCTTCAACTTTTATCGGATCCTGCAACGCCACTACACGGCCTTTATGGATCACATGCGGTTTTGCGTGACTTCCCGTGCCGAGTTTGAGCGCCTATCTAGAGAAGATCCAGACACTTTGACGGAGATCGAACGCGCCGCCCGTTTCCTTTACCTCCAGCGTCTGGCTTTTGGAGGCAAGGTTTCAGGCCGTAACTTCGGCGTTTCTCCCGATCGTCCTGCCCGTTTCAACATCACGACTCTGGCCGACGATCTGGATGCCTTGCACACTCGTTTGGCCGGGGTGGTTCTTGAATGCTTGTCCTATGATGAGTTCATTCGCCGTTATGACCGAGCCGGGACGCTGTTCTATCTGGATCCACCTTACTTCGGTTGCGAAAATGATTATGGCCAAGAAATGTTCAGTCGGGCAGACTTTCAAAAGCTGGCGGAACAGTTGGGAGCCCTGAAAGGGAGTTTCCTTCTATCAATAAACGATGTTCCTGAGATCAGAGAGACGTTTAAGGACTTCGATATGATGGAGACTGAACTGAACTATTCAGTGGCCAAAGCAAGTGGAAAACGGGCACAGGAACTGATTATTTCAAACGGTGTTTAA